GGAGCCAGTTTAATATACTGTCTAGTGTGGTGTGTCCTGAAACCTCTCTTGAGAAATGTGAGTTCCTCGAGTGGCTGTAGGGGGACTATGGTTGAACCTTTGTCCGCGTTTGTATACTCAATGTGATGAGCTGCCAGAATATCATGTACTATTCCAGCATTGAAGAGTTCCTGAACCTCTGGGTGCACAGCAACTATGTTGTCGTCTCCATAAATGGAGTCCCTAACATACTTGTCGTAGCACCTCATGTGGGCGAGATCAACTTCGCCCATCTTGTGACAGGATTCTCTCCATGCTAATCTCAAATAATATGCGCCAACTATCGTATTTAAAATTACAGTTAATGGGTTTCCTGAAGGGTTCCCTCTATGTTTAATATACACTAAGTTGTTGGCTAATTGAACGGTATGTACCATCTCGTTCACAAGTACCTTCCGTACTCTTGCTGCTTCTGGCCCATCATTGTACCACTCGTTAATAAGGTCACAAGCGGCATCCATTATATCTGGATCCAGTTTTCCATCAAAACAGGAGTAATCACCTGCAAAGCCTTTATTTCCGACCTCTCTTAATTTATTCCAGAGAGTCGTCCATTCGGGACCTTCACAGTTAATTCCAACTGCTGAGTGGGTCTTTAATCTATTTTGGTAATAGAAAGCAGCAAAAGAGAGAAAATACTTGCGACAGAGCATAGTATAATCCGTAGGAGCAATGGTAAACGTCCGGGTTTTCCCAGCAGCAACCTTCTCCAATGAACGCCTTTCGTCTTTCAAGCAATCTGTCCAAATGGAGAGAACTCGTTCGCCATTTCTGGCTGCTCTCTCCCTTTCGACATAATTCAACAACAGTTGTTCGTCGTTGACCTCAAAAGTTTCTTGCGTCTCATTCTGTAGTTTGAATAGCCAGACTTTTCCTGTGGTCTGCGCTGGCTTGCGCAACACATAGGGATACCCGGCAGAGGTGCTCATATTCATCCTATCGAAGAACTCACACCCTTCAACTCCGTTAATGGCTTCATCGTCTGTTAAAACGCGACGAGGCCCAACCAGAGGCAAAGATCTAAACTGTGCAAGCAAATGATCCGAAATGGCATCAATATCCATCCTATAAAATGGTTTTGTTCCTTCCCCATATTTATTAATTCCTTTCTCCAAAGGAGAAAGTTTTACTGTTAACCTGGGATCTCTAGGG